GTTCATGTTTGCAACGACATGGTTAACAATCCCTTCTGGGAGGTCAGGTTGTCAAAAGAGGATGGTGGTCGCTTGGAGATCAAGACCAAGGATGCGATTGATTTGGCTCAATCAGTTCAACCAAGAGTGGATAAGATAGAGATTGGAAGAGGATCGCGTGGAACCGATGAGATCATGTTCAGGAAAATGAAAGACGGTGTCATTGGGTGGGAAAGGATTGTGTTAAGCACGGGGCCGACAATTGATGATCTTTCAAGGTCTGTTATCTGGAAGTCATGTCGTGATTTGGGGGTCAAGGAATATGGGTGATCCAATCGAACCCCATCATTACGAGCCAATCCACCCTGGTTCTGACATTCATTGCCATCATGCCCAATTGGCACAGATGGGTGTTGAATGCATGATAGGGTATCATTGGGGCAACATCATCAAGTATGTGTGGAGGTGGGAAAGAAAGAACGGAATGGAAGACCTCAAGAAAGCCAAGAAACATATCGAGATGCTCATCGAGCTTTGGGAGAAGGGGGAAGGCCGTGACAAGTCGAATGAAGGAAATAATGGAAGAAATGATCAGGGTTTGGAAAGATAAGGATAAGGTCTGGCCAACCATCCTTCTGGATAGTGATGATTGCAGGGAGATCATTGAACACATAGTTGGGATTGGAAAGGATGATGGAAATGAGAAATGAGGAAGAAGTCCAAAGAACTTTTGAAGTAAAAGTTGATGTGCCGTGGTGCAATTCGCTGTTCCAAGACGAATATAAACAAGAAGTCATGTCATTAAGGTCTCCAAGAGAATTGATTGTTCAAAAAATTGAAAATATTTTCGCAAATGAGTGGTGTTTAAGGCATCATTATTTAAGAAGAAGACTATATATTGCAAAAAATGTTTCTTACGGAATATTTAGAAATGGATTCTGTTTTGGTGTAATTGTTTTTGGTTACCCTGTATGGACGACTTATCCTGGAATAGTTCCACCATTTCAACCGGGAGAGGTTCCAGAATTATTGAGATTGTCAACAGTTTCCGATCTACCAAGAAATACAGAAAGTTTCTTTTGCTCAAGATCGTTTAGGCTTTTGAAAAAAGATTGGGAAATAGAAACGGGATTTGAACCAAAAAGAATAACATCTCTTTGTGATTTGTCTCAAGGATTTAATGGATCATTGTATAGGGCATTAAACTTCAAAGAGCATTCCCGTGGAAAAATTGGCAGACCTTCTAACCCAGGAAAATCGCACGGGAAATGGGGTGGGAACAAAGATAAAACAATTCCAGAAAAAATAATGTATGTTTTGGGATTATCATAAAGGAAAGGATGATGGAAATGAATCCATATGAAATAAAAGAACCAGCTGTAATTTCCTTTTCTGGCGGTGCAACTTCAGGATTCATGTTGCGTCAAATTATCGACGCTAATTAGAAAAGATAGACCAAGTTATCGAGGACTAATAAACATGGCGAAATCTCAAAATGAAATTGATTTTCCCGATGATGGAACCTTGCCGTGCAATTGCACAGATTGAGGCCAATCATGGCAAGAAAGAATGACCTTGAGAATCAAAAGTCAATTCTGACCATGATCTCCCGTCCAATTATGACAATCAAGGATTCAGAGATTGTTGAGGCGCTAAGAGAATGTAAGGGTCTCACCTATCTGGCTAGTGTCAAATTGGGTTGCGCTCATTCCGATCTTGACAATCGTGTCAAAGGAAATGAATTTCTCACCTCTGTTTCGAGAACAGAAAGGGGTCTCATTGTCGATAAAGCCGAGGCCAAACTGGTCGAAGCTATGGAGTCCGGTGCCAAATGGGCGATAGAATTGATATTGAAGACCCTTGGCAAGGAACGCGGGTATGTGGAGCGCCAGGAGGTCCACAACCTGTCCAAGGTGCAGTTGCATATTATCGAGGAAATAGTCGATGGAGGCACAGCACCAATCCCAGTCGAAGCCAGGATCATCTCCAGTCAAGACGGTCAAACTCCACCGAGTCCAAAGTGATTTCAGGCACAGTCCTGCGCTTTATCGAGGTTTCGTGGGTGGTCGCGGTTCTGGCAAATCTTATGTTGGCGCTTATGACCTTCTTTGCAGGGCTATGTCAGAACGCGGTCGCGGACGCTTGTATATGGTGGTCGCGCCTACCTACATCATTCTTCAAGATGCTTCCATGAGAACCGTTGTCCAAATCGCAGAAGATTTGGGCGTTATCAAAGAGAAATGGAAACAACCTCCTCGACTCGTCCTCCACAATGGATCAGAGATCATCTTCCGATCTGGTGACGATCCAGAGAAATTGCGCGGACCCAACCTGTCTGGTGTGTGGATGGACGAAGCATCCCTCATGAGCCAAGAAGCCTACTCCGTTTGCATCGCCTGCTTGCGTGAAGCAGGACAAGCAGGATGGCTATCAGCAACATTTACTCCAAAGGGTGTCTCACATTGGACTTATGATGTCTTTGCCAAGAATAAGCCAAACACCCAATTGTTCAGGTCATCAACCACAGAAAATCCTTTCCTGCCTGGCGAGTTCATCACGGCGCTCAAGGGCCAATATTCCGACAAACAAGCCTCCCAAGAGATCAGCGGAGAGTTCGTTGATCAAGAAGGATGCGAATGGCCATCATCCCATTTCAGCGGACACATATGGTTCGATGAATGGCCAGATGAAAGAAAGATTCTCGTCAAATCAATAGGATTAGACCCATCCAAGGGACAAGACTCCAAGCACGGAGACTATTGCGCCCTCGTCAAATTGGCACGAACCGATGAAGGTGTCATCTATTGCGAGGCCGAACTTTCACGAATTGATGCGGAAACAATTGTTTCCAATGTTTGCCATGAACAGCAAGTATTTAATGCGGATGCGGTCGTGATTGAGTCCAACCAGTTCCAACATCTACTGGCAAGCCAAGTCATTTCAGAGTCAAGGAAAAGGCATATTAATATGCCTGTCATGTCGATTCATAACAGGGTGAACAAGGAAGTGAGGATCAGAAGGCTTGGTCCTCATTTGGCCAACAAGAACTTGAGGTTCAGGGCAAATCACGAAGGAACAAGGATGCTCGTCAATCAGTTGCGGGAATTTCCATTATCTCGATATGATGATGGGCCAGATGCGCTTGAAATGGCCTTGCGTGGAATGATTACGCTCCATAATGGGCGTGTTTCAGCAAGCAATAATTCGGGCAGAGGTATACGGGCATGAATCCTTTTTCGCTCAATTGGTGGAAATCCATTCTTTCTGGAACGCCCCAAAAGGCTAAGAAAAAGAATCTTCGTGAATCTGCCTACAATATTGACTTCGCACTCAATTCATACGCAGACCTTTTGAATCGATTCTATGATGGCGGGGTTTATTCCTATCCAATTACCAACCCTTACGATAGGAGATACGGATCAAATTATCCGTTTTGGTATTCGGAGCAGCAACTCAACCTGATTCGCGCCCAGGCAAGGCTTCTTGTAACAACGAATCCCAACGCCCAAGGCCTTCTCAATGGTCTTTGCTCTTATGTGATTGGTCCAGGGTACGGATATCGTGTCATGCCAAAGGCTGGATATGAGATCGATCAGCAGACCCTCCAAAGGGTTGATGATGTACTCAAGAAGTTCATTGATGACAACGATTGGGAAACGATGGAGCAGGAGATTTTCACACGGTCCAGAGAAGATGGCGAGTGTTTCCTACGGTATTTCCCACAACCATCAGGCCGACTCCTCATCAGAACCATCGAGCCAGAACAAATTTACCAACCACCATCCAGCGACTTTGCCGAATGGTCCTATGGAATCCAAACTGAATTGGATGATGTATTTACGATTGTTGCCTACCATGTTGATTACGAAGCGCCGAGGGGAAGCGAAGAAGCCCACCGCGAAAGAACGGGAGAAATTGTTCCCTCATCGGACATCATTCACATCAAGTGCAATGTCAAGAGATCCATCAAGCGTGGACTGTCCGACTTCAGTTATGACACCCTTGACACCTTCGTGACCGCAGGAAAGCTTAGGAAGAACCTTGGTGAGGGATCGGCAGTTCAATCGGCAATTGCTGCCATTAGGCAACACGAAACGGCAACCAAAGAGCAAGTCGAGGATTTCGTCCAAGAGAACATTGATTACACGGCATATTCTGGAATTCCCCAAAGGGAAACGGACTACCAAAGGATTGAGCCGGGATCATTCCTAGACATCCCGAAAGGCATGGAATATGTCGCTCCTCCTGGCGCGGAGAATGCCGAATCACATCTAAAGATTTTCCAAGCATTGCTCCGTAGCGCCGGAAACAGATTGAACGCTCCAGAATGGCTCGCGTCTGCCGATGTGTCCAACGCTAACTATGCATCATCATTGACTGCGGAATCTCCATTCCTTCGCACCTGTGTGAGGCTGCAAACCTTCTATCGAAGGCACTTCACAAGGATTGCAAGGGAGGCTATCCTGACAGCGGCAGAAGCCGGTGACCTTCCAATCGCAATCGTTGATGCCATCGATGTGATTGTCACGCCTCCCAATGTTGAGGCGAGGGATAAGATTGCCGAATCGACAAGCAACCAAACCTATGTCGGCATGGGAATTAAAAGCAAACAAACCATCGCGCAAGAGCTTGGCCTCGATTGGGACCAAGAGAAGCGCAACATGGATTTGGATCAAGATGATCAGGAATTGGCAGCATCGGACATTGAGGGTGGTGGAGACATGGCACAGGTTTCCGATCAGGCCTTGAATGGCTTGCAAATCGAAAACCTTGTCGGCATCGTCACCCGTGTTGCGGCTGGCCAGCTGACCACCGAGGTTGGCAAGGCAGTTGCGGCAGCGGCATTCCCGCTCATGTCATCCGATCAAATTGCTGCCATATTCCCAGAATCGCTCTACAAGAGCGCCATGCACACGACACCCACCAAGCAAC